GTATTGTATGTGACGCTTGAAATGGCAGAGGAGAAAATTGCCGAGCGGATTGACGCGAACCTGATGAATGTACCACTGGATCAGATTGAGAATTTGTCATATAAGCAATATTCGAGCAAGATTGAGACTATTGCCAAGCGGTCCGTAGGTAAACTTATCATCAAGGAGTATCCGACTGGCTCTGCACACACGGGACACTTCCGTGCTTTGCTTGAGGAGCTAAAACTGAAGCGTGATTTTGTTCCTGATATCATCTTTGTGGATTACCTAAATATTTGTTCATCGGCAAGGATGCGTGGACTTGGTGGTTCGATTAATACATACTCGTTAATCAAATCCATCGCTGAGGAGGTTCGTGGTCTTGCCATTGAATTCAATCTGCCAATCGTGACTGCGACACAGTCCAACCGCGAGGGCTTTGCCAATTCAGATGTCGATCTGAATAATACGTCCGAATCATTTGGTGTGCCTGCAACGGCCGATATGATGTTTGCTCTCATCTCGACCGAGGAGCTAGAGAATCTAGGTCAAGTGATGGTCAAGCAGCTTAAGAATCGGTATTCTGATCCGACACAAAACAAGCGGTTCGTGATTGGTGTCGATAAATCAAGGATGCGATTCTATGATGTCGAGGACACGGCACAGGATCTGATTGGTAGTAACGCAGGACCAGCATTTGATTCATCAGCCTCTGGCGCAAGAATTGGAGGCGAGCGGAAGGATTTCTCAGGAGTGACTGTATGACCGTAGAGGAGGACTTTGAGGCATGGGATCAATATCCCGAGCATCGTTGGCTATTCAACAAACTTGAAGTTGCGTTGCGGATGGGATACCATGCCGGTCCTTCTGGCGTACCAATTAAGAAAGCTGGTTACTATATTATCCGTCCGACCTATAATTTGTATGGTATGGGTATCGGTGCAAAGAAAATGTATCTTGATCCCGAAAAAGATACAACGGACATGATTGCCCTTGCTCATGTACCGCCAGGGTACTTCTGGTGTGAGTATCTTGAGGGCGAACATCTCTCGATTGACCTTCATCGCGTCGAGGGTAAATGGGTGCCGTTCTGTACGACTCGTGGTGTCCATCGGTCTGAGGACGATCTCGTGATGTTTGATTATTGGGAGCGGATAGATACTCCAAAGAAGTTTAAGCTGCCTCGATTTGTCCACCAGGGAGTCAGTTCTCCACAATATCTGAATGTCGAGACCAAAGGCACCAGCATTTTTGAAATCCATCTTCGTAGTGGTAACGACCACTTTTGGAACTACGATATTGGCACTGTCATGTATCCAGTATGGGATACTGATGAGAAAGATTATCGGTCCGATCTACCATTTGTAGGAAATCTCCACGAGGATTCATTTTATTATTCGGCATTTGGTCGTCTTGATAATATTCGCATAGGTTACAGAGTAAAGGAGCCAAATCATGAGTAGGGAGGTGGGTGTTGCCCAATACTATGGCAAAAATGGTATTCGGTACGCAAAAATATTGCATTTCAAAAAGTCAAACGGCGATGTCACAGATAAGCTCGTCGTAAATTGTTTTGAAAACGACGTATTGGTGAATACCATTGACTGCACAAACCATTCGCTATATTATGCCGAGGACGCAGCAGAAAATTTTGTATTGAAGGAAGAATAATGAACGTAAAACTTATTAGTTACACACAGCCCTCCGAGGATTTTATCCAACAGTGGAACGACGAGAAGAGCAATCCTGATCTGCTTGACCTCGTGTCATATTGTGCTCGGGTGTCAAATCCATCCAATCAGATGAACCAGGAGACATCCGAGAAGCTGATTCGATTCCTTGCTCGGCATGGTCACTGGTCACCATTCGAGATGGTCAACGTTGTCCTTGAGGTAAATACGACACGTGATATTGCTCACCAGATTGTTCGCCACCGATCATTCTCGTTCCAGGAATTCTCACAACGGTATGCCGATCCGACAAAGGATCTGAACTTTGTGACACGTGAGCCTCGGCATCAGGATACCAAGAATCGTCAAAATTCTGTCGAGTTTGATGACAGCTTTCATGATCGGACCGTCGCAGAAATGTGGTACGATCGGCAGAAAGAGGTGACTCGTGTTGCCGAGAACGCATACAAGTGGGCGGTTGCCGAAGGTATTGCCAAGGAACAGGCTCGGGCACTGCTGCCCGAAGGTCTCACCGAATCGCGTCTGTATATGAACGGCACGTTGCGGTCATGGATTCATTATATCCAGCTTCGTTCCGGTAATGGCACGCAGAAGGAACACGCGATGATTGCACGTGAGTGTGCTTGTGCCCTCGCTCCCGTCTTTACGATGATTGACGAATATGTGAATACCTAAATAGACCTATGCTGTCTATTGTAGTTTTTAAGTGGAATCGGATTCGGTCTGGTATGCAGCTACCGAGTTCGATTGACCAATACGGTGCGGAACACGTCAATATCCTGTATCACTCGATCCAGCGAAACACGACGGTTCCGCACCGATTCATTTGTGTCACTGATGACTATAGTGGACTTCATCCAGACATCGAACGCAGATGGCTTTGGGATTACTGCCGAGAACTTGGTGGGTGCTATAATCGTCTGTATATTTTCTCGGAGGACATTGGTAAAATCCTTGGAGAGAGATTTATTGCCATCGATCTTGACTGTGTCATTACGGACAATATAGATCATATCCTCAATCGGACTGACGATTTTATCATTAACGAATATGATATCAAGTCAAATCGTCATGCGACGCACCAATATTATAATGGCGGCATCATTATGATGGACGCTGGTGCTCGGTCACAGGTATGGGACGAGTTTGATCCTCAGACGACACCACAGCTCATTCAGCCTCGGAAGGATAAGCTTGAGTTGGTGGGATCTGACCAAGCGTGGATTTCACATCTTCTAGGTCCTGGTGAGCAGACATTTTCAAAGCGTCATGGCGTTTACGACTTTCGTAAACTTGAGAATAAGAACACTCTTCCTGATGATGCATCGATTGTAATGTTCCCTGGGAGGCGTGATCCTCTCACAGAATATAAACGATATGAATGGATCCGTAATCATTGGCGTGGTAGTGCGGACGACAATCATCAGGTCAATAAAAGACGTAAACAAATTCAGATGCAGAAAAGAAGGAAGCCTCGGGCAAGACGAGTGGTAGGACGAAGAAAATGATCCACGTAACCTTTGTGTATCCTTATTTTGAAAACGGCCCGATGCTTGATCTTCATCTGAACGAATGGACACAATATCAAAACAAAGATCAGTGGAAAATTATTATCGTTGACGATTGTTCGACTCGTGATCCTGCCATCGATCATATTCGTGACGTGGGCATTGACCTCCAGCTGTACCGAATCAATACGGACATTCCATGGAACCAGGATGGCGCCCGAAACCTTGGTATGACGAATGCTGACGGTTGGTGCCTCATGTGTGATATGGATCATCTACTCCCTGCCGAGGATGCGGATCGTCTTATTACAAAGCGTCGGTGGGGTATTACCAAGCATTATACGTTCAAGCGACGCGACTCAAGTGGAACAAGAATCCGTAAAATTCCACCAAATATCATGCTTCTCCACAACAAACTATTCTGGTCGGTCGGTGGATACGATGAAAGGTTTTGTGGATACTATGGATCGGACGCGAATTTTATCTCGCGACTTCAGCTTCGATCTGGTCGAGGCAAGGTGCTTAGGGACGTCGACCTTACGATGTATCGATCCGATGAGCTATATGGTGCGACGACAACAGACTATGGTAGAAAAGGCACCGAGTATCATATCAAGAACCATCCGGAACTTCGTACCCTCATGTATCAGCACGAGCGACCGATCAAGCCACTGAACTTTGAGTACGAGCGGCTGATATGAAGACCGTATTCTGTGTCTACAAAAGTGGTGGATTTAAGAATGGCAAAAAGCCCGTTGAGTATGATGAGGTCCAGGTCCAATGGCTCAAGCGGCAATGTGACAAGCACCTCAGTGGTGTGGACTTTGTCTGCCTTA